CGTCAAGCGTTGACGGCAACGTAAACCAGAACGGGTTGCTTTCTTCTCCGTTCACGCTCGATCTCGCGACCGTTCGTGAAATGAAGCAGCAGCTTGTGTCGATTGACGTACTTCCTTGCAAAAAGGGGATGTACTACGGCGTCGTATCGCCTAACGTGCTTGGCGATATTTACAACGCAACGACTGTGAACAACAGCATCATCGACAACTGGAAGCACACGGAAAGTGGCCAGCGCAAGTTTGACGAAATGGCCGGATCGGATCAGACAAAAGAAATCGTGCTTCCGGGTACGAACATTCTTTTCCGTCAGACCCCGTTCGTGACCAAGACGGCTAACTTCTCGGCTGGTAAGACCGCTTATAGAACTTACGTTTTCGGTAATTATTCTATGATCGGTGTGTGGCTCCAAGTTCAACATGGACTCATAGCAGCGTAATCTGCTAGTAGATAATTTGCTCTGATTGACTTGAAACCTGAAACGGTAACAAGGCGGAAGCCGAAAGGCACCGTGAACGACTAAGCGAGCGAACACCCTTCGGGGTGATGCGATAGTCTGCTCTTCATCGAATAAAAAGATGAAGAGGTTGGCAGAAATGACCAACCCCGCTTTTAAAAGCGAGTAACATACGGCCCGGAGACACAGATTTGGATGAAGGCGATTGGAGAACCATCGGCGAGTAGGTGGTCTCGCGGCGAAATCCGCGATGAATAAATTTTAGGTGATTGACTTGAACCCTGAGATGGGAACAAGGCGCAAGCGAAAGCAGCGTGAGAGACTAAGTCCTGAAACACCCTTTGGGGTGATGCGATAGTCCGAACATACGAGAATAAAATCGTATGAAGCTAACAGAAATGATTAGCTCCATTGAAAAAATGAGTAACATATTGCGACTGCCGCGTCGTTACGGATGCTCCTCCGTCCTCATTCGATCCAACAGCAACAATCGGTGGATGGGCTTCATACCGCTTCCACCAGACAGTGACCTTGCCACCGGCAACGGGAACAAATACCCAGCGTCTACGCTGGATTGATAGTGTTCAATACGGACTCCTAGCAGCGTAATCTGTTAGTAGAAAATTCTCTCTGATTAAGCTGAACCCTGAAATGGGAACAGACTGGAAGGAAGAAATTCCACCAGTAACGACTGAGCGAGAGAAAACCCCTCGGGGTTATGCGACAGTCTGCTCTTACAGGAAACGAAACTGTAAGAAGTCGACAGAAATGATCGACTCCGCGAAGGCGGTAACAAACGGCCTGCTATCCAGTAACAAAAACTTCTTGACACGAACGATCATTCGTGTTAGGATTAAGATTGACGGGGTGTGCCATGAACACACCCCTCAATCACACTCTTTCATGGAGAGAAAATGATAGTTTATCTAATCACTAATAAAAAGAACGGAAAAAGATACGTCGGTCAACACGCTGGTACGAATTTGGAATCATACTGGCAAAGAAATGTTTGGTTGGCTGAAAACGGATATCAAGGAAAGAGATTGCTCTATCGAGCGATTCGCAAGCACGGCATCGACGGTTTCGATGTAAAAACTCTTGTTATTGTTGGAACAAAACAAGAGATGGACTACTACGAAATAGAGTTAATAAAAATTTGGAACACCACCAATCCTGAAAAAGGCTATAACATAACATACGGTGGCGATGGTTCTTTGGGCGTTAGAATGAGCGAAGAGACTCGCGCCAAGATGTCTGAGTCCAGAACGGGTTTAGTAATGCCCGAAAGTCACCGTCGTAAACTATCGGAACGTAGCAAAGGTAACAAATACGCTCTTGGTCGTAAGATGACGAAAGAAAATTTCGATAAACTAATGGCGGCACACGTCGGAGCCAAGCGTAGCGAAGAATCTAAAAAACGCATGTCAGAAGCTCACACGGGAAAACCGTGGTCTGATAAACAAAGAGAAGCACGCCATATTCGTTGGCACACCAATCGCAACATCGTAAATCCAAAATGTAAATTGTGCATGGAGCAATCAAATAATGTCACCTAACCCGTTCACCCTCGCCGAAGGTCAGCAACACGTTGATCTCCGCAACACACGCGCCCACGAAGGCGAAATCATCACCAGCCACCACGACGTCCCCACCACCACGGCGTCCATTCAAGAAATTCTCGCGGGAGGCACACCCGATTGGGTGAAACGTCCTCACGAGTGGAAGAACTATGCACGCGAATCATTCCTAAGAGAGAAAGAAATCTCCGATGAAATGGTCGAACGTTACCAAATGGAGGACCAAATTGAGTTAACAAACGCCAAGGCGCGCTTAGTTAATCCAATGTCCACCGATCAGTTTATGCACAAGTTGAGAACGAACTCAATTTGTCCCGTCAAGTGTTTCACGGTTTACAATGGCCTTCAAGGCACGGTTGGACTATGGTGCATCCCGCCCAAGGTTACGGGTCGCGCAAGGTACGTTTGTTACATTCGAGTTCCGTTCATGTACGAATGGAGCCTATTAAAGCTTGACAAGCACAATCTTCCCGCCGGTGAACTCAGAGGCTGGCGAACGGCAATCGTAGAATTAGTCAAGTGCGAAATCCTGACCGAATGGCAGGCACATCAAATTTTTGGGAATCCCTCGGGCAACCGATGCTTCCGACGTTATCGTGAATCCTTGTGGGAAATCCGCAACGGCAAGCGATACACGGCAGAAGAGTTGGCCGGTAAAGATACCCAAGCATAGCAGTAAGGTTGTAAAGGTTAGTCGACAAACCTTAATCGTGTTGACACAAATCACTGGGTAACGTACGCCATAAGGTACGCGTAGTTTAATAAGGAAAATATGAGCAACACAGGAAACAATCAGAAACCGAAGTCGGTGTTTGAACAACTCGGAGAAGGTACGATTCCTTCTACGGAGCCTTTAGTTCAAGCACAGGCAGAAACATCAGCAATCGCAGCCAAACAAGCATCGGCAGCCGTAGTCGACGCCGGTATGTTGGGCCAACTTCTTCAATACCTGATTTTGAAAGAAGGACGCGACGCACAAAAGGCGCAAGAAGACGAAGCTCGTCGCAAGACGATTCAACGTCAACGCGACCGTAACGCAAAGGATCAGGACTCCAAAGTTCTGTTGAAGCAAGCCCGTTGCAAGCACCTTAAGGGTGGCAAGAAAGGGCCGAAGACACAGAACAAGGATTACGCCGTTTATCAACACCGTTTCATCGCGTTCACCACGTACATCCGTTGCCGTATTTGCGGCATGAAGTGGTTCCCGAAGGACACCGTTGAATATCTTGTTCGCGAAGACAAGACCGGCAAAGAAAGAAAGATTTCAAATCACACAAAGATTGGATGGCGCGAAGCGGTTAACATGTGTGACGCTTCTACCGATACGCAGTCGGCATCGGAATCCATCCCGAACGTGGCACCTAACGCAACTAACCTCGACGCGTACGGAGCGGAATTCAACAGCCGATTCGTCGACAAGGATAGCGGCGAAGTGGTTGAAGGCGTCACGATCTAAGAAGTTAGGTAGACAAGCAAGCATGGGGCGGCTACGGTCGCCCCTTTTTATTTTCAGTTTCCAGTAGTCCAAGGCAGAATGCAGATTTCCCTCCTTCAATTGACAGAGAACGCATCCACACCCTTCTGTCACAATCATTTTCAAATCGCGGCCCCTTCTTTTGCTGCGCAAGGTTTTTAATTTATGGCTAACTCTATTTCAGGACAGGCGCTAGCGGGCGCAACAATTACTCTTAGCGGCACGGCTTCCGCCGTCACGACTGCGGGACCAACTGGCTTGTATAGTTTTACTGGGTTAGCCGCCGGTGCGTACGTAATTAAGCCTACCAAACCGGGAATTAAGTTCACACCGGCATCGTCTAATCAAACCATCGTAGCGTCAGACATCACGGGCGTCAATTTCTTAGGCCAACCTGTAGGATCACAAGGCTCAACGTACACGATTCAAAATATCGTCGACCGCGTTATGAGTTTCGCCGATATCGAGCCCGTTCTCAACGTGGGCGGTTTTTCGCAAGAGCCCGCGCTAACGATTGCAAACGACGTGTTCAACGAAATTTGCTCCGTAAATTTCCCCCACAAGTGGAACTCGGCACAGCTTCCTCTTTTTTACACGTGGTCTTGGCAGCAAGATTACGCTCTCGTGAATCCAGATAATAGTTCTGTGTACACGTTCGAGTGGTTGGAAAAAGGCATAGCGATTGATATCAGTAGCACTCAGCAACCCAAGCCTTGGGTTCGCGTCGAATGCGGCAGAGCCTTGCCACAACGTACAGGTACGTACTTGGCGAACGGCGGCACAAACATCGGTGACCCGGGTTTCCTTGTTGCTTCGTATCCCAACAACGAACTTTATTACGGCACGTGGGGACAACCGAATATCAACAGCGCATCTTGGGGCAACAACCCTAAGGCAGGATCGGTTTACATCGGACCTCTGGCAACAACAGCTATGCCTGCAAACCCGATTTCTCAAATCATTGACTCGAACGGAAATTTGCTCGTGTTGACTGGTTTCGGAACCGAGGGCGTTAACGCGCCGACGGCTCCGATTGGCGCAGTCCCGGGAACACAAATTACCGGTGCAACTCGCGGCGACGCGTCTACTACGGTGTGGACAGTTGTTGATCCAATAGGTATGGGCATTCGTATT